GAGGCGCGCCCCGCACCCCGCCCTTCCCCCTGGCCGACCCCATGCCGGACCTCAGCGACACGATCGCCGACGCCGCCGCCGGCCCGCAGGAGGTGTCCGTCGACGGGCAGTCCGCCGTCGAGCGGCCGGTCGCCGAGATCATCGCGGCGGACAAGTACCTCGCGCAGAAGACCGCCCTCACCGGGACCAACAGCAACGGCGGGTCGCGGAGCGGGTGGAACGGCCTGCGGCCGGCCCGCGTCATCCCACCCGGGGGGGTCTGATGGGCCGACTCGGGCGGTTCTTCGGGCGGCTGTTCGGCGACGGCCAGCCCGCGCCCCGGGCCGGGTACGACGCCGCCAAGACCACCGACGAGAACAAGAAGCACTGGCGGGAGGCCGACGGCCTCGCCCCGGTGTCGCAACTCACGCCGGGCGTCCGCAAGACGCTCCGGGACCGCGCCCGGTACGAGGTGGTGAACAACTGCTTCGCGGCCGGGGCCGTGCGGACGCTGGTGGCCGACACCGTGGGTTGCGGCGCCCGGCTCCAGATGCTGACGCCGGACGCGAAGTTGAACGCGGCCGTGGAAGATCTGTGGTCGCTGTGGGCGAAGGCCGCGGACTGGGCGCTCACCACCCGCATCGCGTGCGGGGTCGAGGTCGTCGCGGGCGAGTGCTTCGCGCTGCCGCGGGAATCCAAGCGGCTCAAGCGGCTCGGGATGCCGGTCGAACTCGACCTGCGGCTGATCGAGCCGGACCAGGTGGCCGACCCGTTCGCGTACTACCTGTACCAGCAGACCGGGGACGACGGGGTCGTCTGCGACGCGGACGGCGAGGTCGTCGCGTACAAGATCCTGCGGCACCACCCGGGCGACACCCGGGCGCCGTTCGCGTTCGAGGCCGACACGGTCCGGGCCGAGGACGTGTACCACTGGTTCCAGCCGACCCGCCCGGGGCAACTCCGGGGGGTGACGGGCCTCGCCCCGGCGATCCCGATCTTCGCCCAACTGCGGCGGTTCACCTCGGCGACGCTCACCGCGGCCGAGGTCGCCGCGATGCTGGCCGGCGTGCTGGAGCAGCAGACCCCGTCGGACGGGGGCGACTACACGGTCGACCAGATGGACACGGTCGAACTTGTCCGCGGGACGCTGCTGACGCTCCCGCCCGGCGCCAAGGCGACCCAGTTCAAGCCCGAACAGCCGACGACGAACTATGACATGTTCGTTGCGGCGAAGCTCCGCGAGATCGGCCGCGCCATCAACATGCCGTTCGGCAAGATCGCCGGCGACCACAGCAGTTACAACTACTCGTCCGGCCGGCTCGACGACGCCCCGTACTGGCACGACCGCGAGATCCACCGCGGGGCGCTGGAAGCCAAGCTCTTCGACCCGTTCCTGTACCGCTGGCTCGACTTCGCCAAGTTCGCCCTGCCCGCCCTCGCCGCGAGCGAGTGGGAGGGGCGGTGGTGGGGGCTGAAACACCGCTGGCAGTACGACGCCCGGCCGACCTCGGACCCCGTGAAGGACGCATCGGGCGACGAACTCAACCTGACCAACGGGGCCGACACCCTGGCCGCGATCGCGGCCCGCGACGGCACGACGGTCGAGGACTTGCTCGACCAGCGGGCTCGCGAAAAGGACATGTTCGAGGCCCGCGGCCTGCCGCTCCCGCCGTGGCTGGTGGGCGGCGCGGCGCCGGCCCGGGACACGAACGGGCGGGCCGGCGCGGGAACCCCGACGGAGGCGCCAGCGAATGCCTGAGACCCTGGAAATCCCGGCGTTCGACCGCCTGTCCGACTACGTCGGGGTGTGGGCGCACGAGCCGCGGGCGGCCGACGTGCTGTTAGCCAGGGCCCGGGCCACGAACCTCGCCGCCCACGTGCGGGAGGCCAAGCCGGCGAAACTGACGAGTCAGGTGCAGACGGTCCGGGCGGAGAACGGGCAGAGCGTCGCGGTCGTGATGCTCACCGGGACGCTGATGAAGTCGGTCGGGTCGATGCAGGCGGGGACCAGCACGGTCGCCGCCCGCCGGGAACTGCGGCAGGCCGCCAACGACCCGGACGTCTCCGCGATCGTGCTGGCGGTCGACTCGCCCGGCGGGACCGTGAGCGGGACGGCGGACCTGGCCGCGGAGGTCAAGGCGGCGGCGAAGAAGAAACCGGTCATGGCCTACGTCGAGGACCTCGGGGCGAGCGCCGCCTACTGGGTCGCGAGCCAGGCCGACGCGGTGTACGCGAACTCCGACACGGCCCTGATCGGGTCGATCGGCACGCTGATGGTCGTGTACGACACCAGCGCGGCGGCCGAGAAGGACGGGGTCAAGACCTTGGTGTTCGGGACCGGCCCGCTGAAGGGCGCCGGGGCCGACGGGGCGCCGGTGACCGGCGCCCAGCAGCAGTACTTCCGCGGCCTGGTGGACGACTCGCAGCGGGCGTTCGACGCGGCGGTGAAGTCCGCCCGGTCGCTCACCGACCGGCAACTCGAATCCGCCAAGACGGGCGGCGTGTTCGCCGCCGCGGAGGCGATCGACCGGAAGCTGATCGACGGCATCCGGTCGTTCGACGCGGTCGTGAACGAGGCCGCGGCCGAGGCCAAGCGGCGGGCCAGGGCGAGCAGCAAACAGGCGCGGGCCGATTCCCCCCAACCGAAAGGTGCGACCGTGGAAGACGACGTGAAGACGGAAGCGGTCGCGACCGCGGACCCGATCGCCGAGAGCCGCAAGGCGGCGGCGGCCGAACTGCGGCGGCAGGGCGAGATCCTCAAGCGGTGCGCCGCCCACCCGGCGATCGCGGCCGAGGCGATCGAACAGGGGTGGACGCCCGACGCGGCCGAACTCGCCTCGCTGAAGGCGGCTCTCCCGAAGTCGAGCCCGGCCCAGAACCCGCACAACCCCGGGTACAACCCGGCCGTCATCGACGGCGGCCACGACAAGGTTTGCACGGCCGAGGCCCTGCAGGCCGCGATGCTGCTCCGCAGCGGGGTGGCGCTCGACGCGAAGGCGTTCAACACCCCGCGGGCGATGTTCGCCAAGGTCCCGGGCTGGCTCCGGGCGGGGATCAACGACGCCAACCGGAACCGGGCGATGGAGGCCGGGCACCGGTTCGCCGACCTGTCCATGATCGACCTGGCCCGGGAGTGCGTCCGGCTCGACGGGAAGCACGTCCCGCACGCCCAGGAGGAACTGTTCGCGTCCGCGTTCAGCAGCGGCAGTTCGCTCACGAACATCTTCACGACCAACGTGAACGCGGTGATGCTGGCGAGCTACGCCGAGGCGGCCGACACCACCGGCGGGTGGACGAGCACGACCGACGTCGCCGACTTCAAGACCCAGGAGCGGCCGCGGGTGGACGTCGGCCCCGGCCTGACCAAGCTCCCGCGGGGAAAGGAGGCCGACCACAGCAGCTACAGCGACTCGGCCGAGTCGTACAAGATCGCCCGGTACGCCCGGCAGTTCGCGGTGGACGAGCAGGACATGATCGACGACAGCATGAACGCGCTGTCCGACGTCCCCCGGAAGCACGCCCAGGCCGCCGCCCGGCTCCGCCCCGACCTGGTGTACGCCATCCTCCTGGCCAACCCGACCCTGACCGCCACCGCCCGGGCCCTGTTCAACACGACCGACGGGAACCTCGGGTCGTCGTCCGCCCTGGCCTCCGCGACCCTGCGGACGGCGGTCCAGACGATGATGGCGACCCGCGAGAACTCGGTGAACCTGAACCTGGTGCCGACCCACCTGGTGGTCCCCACCGACCTGTTCATGCTCGCGAACGAACTGGTCACGAGCCAGACGATCATCATCGCCGGGACCGCCGGGAGCGTGACGGAGCGGGGCACCCGGAACGTGATCAGCGACCTGAACCTGACGGTCGTGTCCGACGCCCGGCTGACGAACGGGGTGACCGACCCGTCCAGCGCGACAGCGTACAGCGGGTCGGCCTCGACCTGGTACCTGGCCTCGACCCTCGCCCACACGATCGAAGTCGCGTACCGCCGCGGCACGGGCCGGATGCCGATGGTCCGGTCCTTCGCCCTGGACAAGGGGAAGTGGGGCATGGGCTGGGACGTGAACCTCGACATCGGGGCCAAGGCCCTCGACTGGAAGGGGCTCCGCAAGACGACCGCGTGACCCGCGGCCGCGCCGACCCGGGCGGGCGCCGTTCGCCCGCCCCTCCCCGCACCCGAACCGGACCCCGACCCGTGCGATACCGATTCACGCTCTCGATCGTGGTGGACGGCAAGCCCTACGCCGCCGGCGACGAGGCCGACGCGAAGGACATCCCGGCCGGGTGCCTGGCCAGTATGGTCCGGCTCGGCCAGGTCGTGCCGGCCGAGAAGCCGGCCCCGAAGAAGTGACGACCGCGAAAAAGTGACACCCGACCGTCACGCCGGACCCCGCGGGGGCAACCGGCGCGGCCAACCCGAAAGGCAGACCGATGAGCGACGCTTCGTACCTCCGGAACCTCTCCGGCTACCCGCAGACGGCCGCCGCCGCCGCCGCCGCCGGCGAGGTGTGGCAACTGCCCGACGGTCGGGCCGGGGTGTTCACCAGCCTGAACGCCGCGGCCGCGAACGACTCGGTCAACCACAGCCCGCAGCCCGCCGCCTACGTGATGACCAAGGCGTCCGGGTTCGTCGCCCTGGCCGGCGGCCGGGCGTACTGGGACCACAGCGCCAACGCGGTCACCTACAAGAAGGTGAACGACCGCGACTTCTACCTCGGCCGGTTCGGGGCCGACGCCGCGAGCGCCGACACGACCTGCGTCGTGATCCTGAACATCGACCCGAAGTACGACATCGACATGCTCGCCGACGGCGCCCTGGTGGTGCCGACCGGGACCGCCGCGGCCGGCGGGTTCGGGTACCCGCAACTGTACGGCGGGGTTCCCGGGCTGCGGCTCACCGCGACCAGCGAGGCGCAGTGCGTCGACATGCTGTCGGTGGACCGGTTCGCCCTCGGGTCGAACTGGATCGCCGAGTTCGTCGTCCGGTTCGGCGCGAACGGGTCGACCAGCGACGTGGACATCGTGGTGGGGGTCGCCAACGGCACCAGCACGAGCGACCCCGACGCGATCACCGAGAGTGCGTTCTTCAGCGTCGACGGCGGGTCGACGAACATTAACGCCGAGTCCGACGACGGGACGACCGAGGTCGCCGCGACGGACACGACGATCGACCTGACCGCCGGGTCCGCCGTGGCGAACCGGGTCGAGTTCTGGCTCGACGGCCGCGACCCGTCCAACGTGAAGTACTACGTGAACGGGTCCGAGGTGCTCAGCGCGACCGCGAACCTCGGCAACATCGCCGCCGCGACCGGCCCGCTCGGGCTCCTGGTCCTCGCCGAGAAGGTGTCCGGGACCGCGACCGCCGGCCCGATCTACGTGGACCGGGCGTGCGTCCGGCTGATGGAGCAATAGCAGATCGTTTCCCCTCCCCCGGTGGGGGGAGGGGACTGATTGCGGGGTGGAGCAGTGGTAGCTCGGCGGGCTCATAACCCGCAGGTCGCCGGTTCGATCCCGGCCCCCGTAACTGGACCGGCGAGGGTAGCTCAAAGCAGAGCGGCCGGGTTACCCCCGGCGACGAGGCCGGGCGGCGGCCCATCACCGCCCGCCCGCGAGCCAGGCCCGGGGCTGATGACCCCGGGCAGTAGGGGTGCGAGTCCCCTCCCTTGCACTGACGACCGACCCGAGGGCCGACGATGCCGACGCAGACCCAGACGCCCGCCGACCGGATCAAGCAGGCCGTCGCGGGCAAGACGGCGGTCGGGTTCGACGAAAAGGGCCGGGCGTTCAAGCGGCTGGCGCAGATCCGCGCCGCCGACGTCGCCGCGGTCGCCGCCCCGCACCTGGCCGACCCGACGGCCGCGGCGCTGCACCTCGGCGCCACCCGCGCCATGGACGGGCACCGCAGCCCGGCCGACCTGGAAGTCTTCCAACAGGTCGCCGACCTGAACCACCTGCTCGCCCTCGCCGGTGCGTGAATGCCGAACCTCATGGCCCGGGCGCAGTCGCTGCTCAACAGCCGGGTCGAGGAAGCGGCCGGGGCGTCCGTGACGTACAGCCGGGGCCGGACGGGCCAGTCGGTCGCCCTGACGGCGGCGGTCGGCCGGACGGTGTTCGCCAGCAACGGGGCCGACGGGCCGCGGGTGGACTTCGGGGAGCGGGACTACCTGATCCTCGCAGCCGACCTGGTCCTCGGCGGGGCCGCGGCCGAGCCGGAAGAGGGCGACCGGGTGTCCGAGACGATCGGCGGGGTCGAGCACACGTTCAAGATCATGCCGACCGCGACCGGCGAACCGGCGTGGCGGTGGAGCGACCCGGGCCGCACGAAGTACCGGCTGCACGTGAAGCGGGTGGGGTGATGGCCGACGCCAAGATCATCACCCTGTGCGACCAGTTGGTCACCACGCTGGAGGCGGCGTGGCCGACGCGGGGGGCCGACGACCTGGTCCGGCGGGTGTACCTGGCCCCGGTCAACCTCGACCGGGCCGAGCCGTGGGCGGGCCGCCGGGTGTACCTGTTCCCGGCCGCCTACCGGGACGACCCCGCGACCCGGGCCGAGGACTCCCGCGAGTACACGGTCGGGGTGTGGGTCGCCGAGCGGTACCCGGACGAGATGGCGGCCGACTCCGACGACTGCCGGGACTGGCTCGACGAGCGGGTCGGGTTCGTCGAGACGCAGGTCTACGACGCCCTGGACTTCGGCCGCCGGGACAAGACCCCGAAGCTGCAGTTCGACGGCCGGCGGGTGTGGACCGACGCGGCCCGGGTGACGGCCTACGACTGGGAGCGGCTGAACGCGCTCGAACTGTTCCTCTCGCAACTGGAATTCACGTTCCGCGAACTCGTGAACTGAGGGCACCACATGGCGGCCGTCGCAGGCGTGAAGGTCGGGATCGAGGGGGCGGTCTACCGGAACACCGGCACCTACGGGTCGCCGACGTGGACCGAGGTGACGCTCGTCCGCGACGTCGACCCCAAGTTCCCGTGGGACATGGGCGACGCCTCGTCGCGGGAGACGCGGGCCAAGCTGTACGCCAAGACCATGATCGACATCGCGGTGTCACTCACGGTCCGGGCCGACGACGCGAACACCGGCTACCAGGCTCTGTTCGACGCGGCGATGAGCCCGACGACGGTCCTCGACATGCTCGTCCTCGACGGCCCGCTGACGGTCGAGGGGAGCATGGGCGTGCGGTCCCACTTCAACGTCTCCGAGACGGGCCAGAGCCAGGGCGCGTCGGACGTGATCTACACCACGTTCGAGTTGAAGCCGGGTTGGTCCTCGGACGGCTACCCGTCGAAGATCGAGGTCGGCTCGGGGTCGGCCATCACCGCGACCGCCTTCTGAGGCATCACCCGTGGCCGACGTGCTCGACGTCCGCGCGATCGGCAAGTTCTTCCTCGACCGCGCCGCCGTGGCCGAGAAGGTCAACGCCGGCCGGCTGAAACTGTTCGGGCGGTGGGGCGGGTCGGTCCGTTTGACGGCCCAGCGGTCCATGCGGCCGGGCGGCAAGAAGGGGAAGTCGGCCGAGCCGGGGAAGCCGCCCCGCACCCACGAGGGGAGCCTGCGGCGGCTCGTCGTGTACGCCTTCGACCCGAACACGCGGTCGGTCGTCGCCGGGCCGATGAAGTTCAAGCGGGGCCGGGTGCCGGAACTGCTGGAGTACGGCGGGACGGCGGTCAAGGAACTGGTGCAACTGAGCGGCGGGCGGCTGGTGTCGAAGGGCAACCCGCTGCTGAAGGGCGACCCGGGCGGGCGGCCGGTGGTGCGGCGGCCCGCGGCCTACAAGGGCAACCCGTACATGGGGCCGGCCGCGGCCAGCGTCAACGGCCGCCTGGCCCCGCAACTGAAGGGGATCATCGGGTGAGTGCGAACACGTTCCGGGACTCGGCCGGCCGCCAGTGGCGGCTCTCGTTCACGGTCGGCGACCTGCCGCGGCTGCGGGCCGCCGGGTTCGACCTCGGCGAGTTGCTGAAGACGGACGCCGGGTTCGCGGAGTTCCTGTTCACCGACCCGGAGCGGCTCGGGCGGGTGCTGTGGACGCTGGTCGAGGCGCAGGCCGCCGCGGTCGCGGTGAGCCCGGAGCAGTTCGCCGCCGCGATGGACAACGACGCCCTCGACGCGGCCTGCGAGGCACTGATCGGGTACGTCGTGGATTTTCGCCACCGGCTGCCGGGCACCAGGGCGGCGATGAAGGCCGCGATCCCGGCAGCCGTGAGGAAGGTGGACGAGGCGACACTGAAGGCGATCGAATCCCGGCCGGGTGGCAACTCGAACCCCACTGCTGGGGGCTCGCCGGGGTCTGCGGGGTCGACCCCCGCCCCCTGACGTGGCGGCAACTGGAGTGGATGGCGGTCGGGAAGCGGGAAGCCGCCGGCTACCTGGCCGCCTGGCACCTGGCCGGCGTCCGCGGGATGTTCGGCGACCGGCAAGACCCGGCCGAAACCAACCCCTACCGGGTCGAGCGGCCGAAGTCGGAAGCCGCGATGCGGCTCGAAAAGTGGCAGCGGAGGCGGCGGTTCAAGGCGTGGGTGAGTGCGTTCGGGGCGGTGGGCAAGAAGGGATAGGCCATGCCGCTCGGGGGCGACAGTTCGGGCGGGAGCGCTGGGGCCGTAAGGGCCGGCCGCGCCTTCGTCGAGTTGTTCCTCGAGGACGGGCCGCTCGTCCGGAAGCTCAACGGGATCCGCGACCGGTTCGCCGGGTTCGCCAAGTCGCTGAAGGGCGTGGGAATCGGGGCCGGGGCGGCCGGCGCCGGAATCTTCGCCGGCCTCGGGCTCGGCGGCAAGACCGCGATCGAGTCGCTCACGGACACCGCCAAACTCGGGGCCGTGGCCGACGCCTTCGGCCTGAGTGCGGAGCGGGCGTCCCGCCTGTTCGGGATCCTCGCCGCCGGCGGGTCAGACATCCGCGACGCGACCGAGGGGATTGCGACCTTCGGGCAGCGGGTGTCGGACGCGGTCGAGGGCAAGGGCGAGGAGGCCGCCGAGTTGTTCCAGAAGCTCGGGGTCGGCGCCCAGAAGTTCGCCGGGCTCAAGCCGGACGAACAGTTCTTCAAGCTGATCCGCGCGTTGCGGGAGGTCAAAGACCCGGCGACCCGCGTGCAGTTGCTGCTGAAGGCGGTGGGCGAGGACACCGGCAAGAACCTGATCCCGCTCCTGTCCCTGTCCGACGCGCAGTTGCAGAAGCTGGGCGACTCGTTCGAGTTGACCGCCGACCAGATCCAGAAGTCGCGGGAGGCGTCCTTCGCGTTCACGGTCGCGGTCGCCCAGTTGAAGCAGATCCTGACCGCGATCGCCGTGTCCGTGGCGCCGGCGTTCAAGTCGGCCGCGGACGTGCTGGCCAGTGTCGCGCAGCCGATCTCCCGGATCATCCAGCAGTTCCCCGGCGCGGTGACCGGCCTCGTCGCGGTCGCGGCCGCCGGCGGGGTTCTGGCGACCGGCCTGGCCGGGGCGGTGGCGGCGGTCGGCCTGCTCGGGTTCGGGATCGGCGGCCTGTCCGCCGCACTCGTCGCCGCGCCGTTCGTCGCGAAGTTCGCGGCCATCGGGGCGGCCGCTACGGTCGCCGCGGTCGCCGTCGGCGGGCTGGCCTACGCCCTGGCGACGAAGACCGAACCCGGGAAGGCCGCGGTGAAACTTCTGGGGGACGCCTTCTCTTCGCTCGCCGAGACGTTCGGCAAGGTCTGGAAGGGGATCCTCGACGCCCTGCAGGGCGGGTCGCTCGGGAAGGCGGCGGAGATCGCGTTCCAGGGGCTCATGGTCGAGTTCAACAAGCTCGCGGCGTTCGTCACCCAGAAGTTCGCGGCGGTCGGGAACAACCTGCGGAACCTGCCACTCTCGGTAATCCCGAACTGGCTGCTCGACTTCTTCCCGACCGACAACTCGGTCGTCGCGCGGCGGCAGGCGACCCGCGCCTCTCAAAAGCAACTCCAGGACTTGCTCGACCAGGCGGCCGACCTGAAGAACGCGGCCCGGGCGCCGAACCGCCTCGAAGTGTCGGACAGCTTCGGGCAGGCGGTCGGCGCCGCGAAAGCCGTCCGGTCCGCGTTCAGCACGTTCGGGATCGCTTCGCAGATCTTCGGCGGGAACGGCGGGATGGGGATGGGCGACAAGATCAAGAAGGCGATCGACAACAACGGCAAGAAGCTCGACGAGATCAAGAAGGCGATCGTGGATACGTCGGGGCTGCGATTCTCCTGACGGGGGAGCCGTGAACTTCTACCAGGCGGGCGACGGCGCCGAGGAATTCGACGTCGACGGGGCCGAGGTGACCGGCACCCTGTCCTACCACGCCTACCCGTCCGACTCCATCGCCGACGTGTACGCCGAGGCGGTCGCGAACACCCCCAGCGCCTACGCCGGCGGGCAGCGGATCCGCATCCGGTGCGTCCTCCTGGCCGGCGAGTTGTGGCGGGTAGACGTGGCCTTCGGCACGCCGACCGCGGACAAGGGGGTGATCGGGGACGACGCCCCGACGACACTCCCGTCCGACCCGCCGGCGGCCGACCCGGTCGGCAACGCGCCCGTCGAATCCGTCCCGCCGGCCCCGCTCCCGGCGCTGGAAGGGCAGGTCGGCGGGCCGCCGGGCGACGGCAGTTTCGACCCGCCCGGCGGGGGCGACGGCGGGACCGGGGCCGGCGGCGGGCTGCCGCAGCAGGTCGCCCGCGACGCCCCGCTCGGCCCCGAGTGGAGTTTCGACACCAGCGGCGGGACGACGAAGATGCTGGAGTCGAAGTCGGTCAAGGTCGCCAAGCTGTACGGCGGCGGGGCCGCACCGGACGTGCGGAAGGCGATCGGGGCGACGGCCGACGACGTGGAGGGGGTGGACGTCTACACCCCGAAGCTGGCGATCTCGGTGACCTACCCGGTCCGGCGGGTGGCCGGCGGCTACCTCGACACCCTGTCCGCCCTCACCGGCCGGACGAACGACGCGCCGTTCCTGTTCTGGGCGAAAAACGAGGTCCTTTTCGTCGGCGCCCAGGGCAAGTACCAGGGGCGGGGCGGCTGGTCGGTGACGTACAACTTCCTGATTTCCAAGACCGAGGTCGACATCCGGAGCGTCGAGCCGGTCCCGGGCGGCGACGAGCGAGCCCAGGTCGGGCTGGTGGTGGACCGGAAAGAGGGCTGGTGGGTGCTCGACGTGGGCTACTCGCCGCAGGAGGTCGGCACCGGGGCGAACAAGCGGGTGGTGAAGATCCCGGACCGGGTTTACGTCCACGAGGTCTACCGGCCGGCCGACCTGACCGCGCTGGGGTTTCGATGAACGACCTCGCCAGACGCGCGACGAAGGGCGAACCCCTGCAAATCGGGGCGGGGTGGTACAACGCCGTCTCCGACGCCGCGTCGTTCGTCCGCGACCGCCTGCGGGGGCGGGAGGGGCCGGCCGGGGCGCCGGCGGACGACTACCCCGGGTCGCTGGTGGTGTACGTCCGAAACGACACCGGCACCGACCTCGAGCGCGGGCACGTCGTCACGCCGACGGTGGACGTGCTCGAGGCCGCGGGACAACCCCTGGTCGTGCAGCGGCGGCCGGTCCTCGGCGGCACGGCCCCGGCCTCGACCGCCGACCCGGTGCTGATCCTGCTCGAACCGATCGCCGAGGACGCCATCGGCCTGGCCGTCGCCGGGGGCGTGGCCGTCTGCACCGTCAACGTGTCGAGCGGCTCGCACCTGTGGGCCAGGCCGACCGCGGGCAACACCGACCGGCTGGAGAGCGCGACCAGTGGGCCGGCCAGGATCCTGACCCGGGAGGCCGGGTCGAGCGGGGACAAGGTCGCGGTGGTCGCGCTGAACAACGGCGGGCTCCCCGACGGAATCCCCGAATCGAGCCTGGTCAAGATCGGGCGGGTGACCGCCAAGAACTCCGTGACGGGCGGGTACGAGTACACCGTCCGCCGGCAGATGAAGAACGCCAGCACCGCGGCCATCGACGACTACTCGCCGACCGAGGATACCTCGACCGTCGTGAGCCAGGAAGAACTGTTCGTCGGGCAGCGGGTGGAATACTGGCCCATCCCCGGGGGCACCTACCACGCCGCCCACCGGGTCGGGAGCGACCCGCCCCGCCGCGGGACGATGAGCAGCGGGACCGACGTGGTGGACTCCGTGACCGGGGCGACCGTCACACCGGTCACGTCCGCCGTGACCGGGTGGACCCCGGCGACCGGCGACGTGGTGGTCTACTGGAACCAGGGGACGACGGTCTACTGCGCCCCCTGCCAGCGGGCGAGCGGGACCGCCGAGGGGATCGTCAGTCTGGGGGCGCAGACGCTCGGCACCGGGACGAAGTCGGTGGAGAACCTGACCGCCACGGGCGGCATCGTCCAGGCCGCGAGCCTGGTCGAGTCGCAGGGGAACATGATCTTCGCCACCCACCTGGTGGGCGGCGCGAGCATCTACACGGGCACCGCCTCGGACAAGCGGATCACCACCGACGGGTTCATCGGCGCCCGGGACTTCATCGGCGTCGTGGACGGTAGCAACACGATCGCCGGGAGCGGCAACCCCACCCTGTCGTCCGGCGGGTCGGCCGCGTTCTTCCGGGGCCGGCGGGTCGAGTCCTGGCTGCACGACGGGACGGGCGTCTTCTCGGTCGCGTTCATGGCCGCGAAGGTGTCCGGGGTGCAACACGCCGCGGTGCCCGGGTCGCTCGCCCTGGCCGCCCCGGGGTTCGCGGTCGGCGACGGGAGTACCACCTACACCGCGGGCGTGACCGGCACCGTGCTTTACGGCGCCACGGCGACCGGCGGAATCATTACCGCGCTGGGGTCGGCGCTGAGTTCCGGCAACATCACGACCGCCCTGGGCTACACCCCGGCGGACGCGGCGGACACGTACACGAAGGCCGAGGTCGATTCGGCGATCGCCGCCGCCGTCTCCGCCGCGATCGCCGGCCTCTCGACCGGGTCCGCCGTCACGTCCGTGGACTTCGGCGGCAGCAGCACCACCACCGACACCTTCTACAAGCCGTAGCTCGCGTCGGCCCCCGGCGGAATGTTTCAGCCCCTGAGGCTTTCCCGCCGCCCCGCCGCCCCGCCCCGCCCCGCCGCCGTCATGATGGGGTGGGTAGCCCCGCACCCCAACCGAGGACGTGTATGTCCGCCGAAACGGCCTCCTACGGCAACCCGGTCGAGGCGCAGGCGCCGGCCGCCCACGCCGCCCTCGTCACGCCGAGCGACGGCGCCGACCTGGCGCACGCGACGCGGGCCGTGAGTTTCGCGACCGCGGGGGCGATCAAGGTGACGACCGTCGGCGGCGAGACGCTCGTGATCCCGTCCGGGGCGCTCGCCGCGGGCATCATGCACCCGGTCGAGTGGGTGCGGATCTGGGCGACGGGCAGCGGGACCGGCATGGATATCGTGGCCTACTGGTGACCGACCGTAACGGCTCTGGGGCTGAAACGTGCGCATCGGCATCGGGCTATCACTGACGCGGCTGTCCGGCGGGGCGGGGGCATCCCCGTCGTCGCTCCTGACCGGCCTCGCGGCGTACTGGACGATGGACGAGGCGAGCGGCGCCCGGGCGGATTCCGCCGGGGGCGGGTACGCGCTGGCGGAGAACGGCGCGGTCGGGCAGGCGGCCGGAAAAATCGGGTCGGCCGCGTCGTTCGACGGGGCCGAGGCCAACTACCTGTCCCGGTCCGGGGCGTTCCTGCCGACCGACGCACTCGCCGTGTCCCTCTGGGTGAACGTCACCACGGCCGTCGGGTTCGACATGTTCGCCGGCGCCCCGACGACCGGTTCGTGGGTCAACGGGTGGGGGCTCTTTTATTCCGGCGCGTTCATGGCGTTCGTGGGAACGAACGCCGATTTCATCAGCGCCGGGGTGCCGTCCGCCGGCTGGCATCACGCCCTGTTGAACTGGGACGGGGCGACCACGGAATTTTTCTGGGACGGCGCGAGCCAGGGCACGCAGGCGAAGGTCGGGGCGATCGCGAACGGCACCATGACCGTCGGGTTCGGCGACTCCGGGGGGTCGCCGGTCGCGCTGATCGACGAGTTGGGGGTCTGGTCCCGCGCCCTGACCGCCGACGAGATCGCGGCCCTGTACAACGCCGGGGCCGGCACCACCTACCCGTTCTCCTGACCGCTTCGCCCGGAGGCTGAATTATGGCATCGGCCCGCATCCCGCTGGACACCACCAAGCCGCTCGGGGCGAAGCTCCGGTCGCTCGCAAACCTGCTCGCCAGCGCGAGGCAGCAGACGCGCGAAATGTCACTGATCCTTGACAAGTACATCGACGACACCGCGGCGATTTCCACCGACACCGGGTGCGGCGCCGGCAACGTCACCCTGCTCCGGAATCTGGTCGCCCAGTCCGCGGCGGAACTGGCCGCGGTCGCGGTCGTGCAGGTCGGGGTCGGGGACGCGAGCGGCACCCGGCAGTTGGTGGACGCACTGAGCACGGGCGGGTAATGCCGCCGACCCTCCTGCCCCTGGAACCCCGGCTCCCGCCCGCGGTCGTCACCTACGCGGCGGGCGTGCTCGCCCTGCCGTCCGGGGCGACCGTCGGGGCACTGTCCGGGTTCGGCGGCCCCGGCGACGTGGCGACCGACGGGACGCTCACGGTCGTCGGCGCGGGGGCCGGCGGCGGCCCGGTCGTCCAGGTGTACGA